TAAAATTTTACCCTCCGATTTACATTAATGTCCGAAAACATGAACGTTGATCGACGAACCTACCAAAGTTCGAGCTTAAAGTCCCGTCTCAGGCAGATCATCACTAGTACGACTACTATTAGATGTTCAGACCGTTTCAGGGCCGAGTTTAACTCGTTGCCAATTCCCAGGGTCAAAGCGACCCCGGGTCATTCCCATGGTGAAGCTGCCGCAGTACGTAGTGCTGCAGCCGTTTACGCTGAGACTTTCGCCCAACTAGTTGGTCGAGTCCCTTATTTCCTGTCGTTGTCTAGCAACGACGTTAAGCGGAATAATCCGGGCTCCCACTTGTTGGAAGCTGGAAAAGATCTCGCGCTCGCCTATAGGAATGATGCTATTGAGAGCTCACATATTGTTGTGATGGTCGACTGTGACTATTACATCGATATGCCTGATTTTCTCTTGCAACATGACAATACTGTCGTCCTTTACACCACCACGCCAGAATCTGTTGGAGATTCTGAAGGAAACTCATCACATTATTTTCGCAATAATGTGTACCATGAGATCGTTGCGGGTGGTGGACGTTACTCACACCAGTTGTGGGACTACGGCCACGATCATATTACTGTTTGTGGTTTCAAAGGTATGACTGTTGTTCGCAAGATGTATAAGATTGAGCGTCGCAAGGTTGCACGGAATAGATCCTTAGTGCTACTGCAACTAACCGCTGTTACAAGTTGTTGTGGTGTGTATTTCGGAACTAAAATCAGACCAAATCCCCTCAGGACCCTTAGACCGGAAATCGCCACTGAAAATGGCTTTTACAATATTCTCCGTGTCGTACACAAAGACAAATTGTGTATTAGCGTGTCCAGGTCTGGTGGTTGCACTTCAGCCACTGTCCACGTGTCAGATTACGATCATCTCCTCAGTATTAAAGCGAATGTGAAGAATATCACTAAAGCTACTGTTGAGTCGTATATCACACAGGACGGTGCGCGTGGTGCAGCTGCAATCCTACACGACTTTCTCAATGCCACCGCTAACCCTCCTTCTCAATATATGATTATCAATGATCTTGGTATTAGCTCCTATCAATTCGTACGTGAAGTAATTGACTTTGATAGTGACGCTAAACCTTGCTTAGAGGCTTTTATGTCTCCGTTCGTAGGACCTGCCATTGCTCCTGAGAACACTGTTAATAACGATTTACGTTGTGCAGAGCAGCGTGTTGTCGCAGTACAGCACACCAAGCCACTCAATGTGACAAAGTTTACCATGCAGTGTATCACGGAAGCAGTCCAATTTCTTGTAAAAGATGTTGGACATCGCATAGCTCCTGTATCTTTCAATGAAGTGTTCGTCCGCCAACCCAAACCTACACAACAAAGAATCTTACTCGATGCTGACGCGCTAGGTCCTCGTGAACGTAGAGATGTCATACAATCATTCATGAAATCTGAAGCTTATGGAAAATACACAGATCCGCGAAATATTTCCACCCTACCTGGATCGATAAAGTATAGATACGCTCGCTATGTCTACGCTATTACTGACGCAGTTAAGGGCAAATGGAAATGGTACGCATTTGGAAAGACTCCCAAGCAGATAGCAAACCAAGTTGCTGGCATTGCCTCCCGGGCCAAATCTCACATCGTCATAGGTGATTTGAGCCGTATGGACGGAAATCGCAGTAACGTTGGCAGGCTATTTGTTAAGACTCTCTACATGAGCCTATTTTATGAACATTATCTTGATGAATTAAATGAGTTGATGAACAGACAAATCTTTTGTAAGGCATTCACCAAACACGGGGTACAGTACAATACTATGTATTCAATGTTATCCGGTGCTGGCGACACTTCCTTTTCAAATAGTTTAGAATGTTTCTTCAAATCATACCTCGGGTTCCGTTACGCTGGATTTGAACCCCTGCACGCTTACAGAAACTCATCGGACAACTGTGTCTTCGGAGGAGACGATTCCGCTGAAGGAGACGCAGACCCACAATGTGTTGTTCGTGCAGCCAAAACCTTGGGCCATACTCAGACCAATGATGTTATAATGAGGGGTGATAGAGGTGTAAACTTCTTATCCCGTTATTATTCACCAATGGTGTGGTATGGTGATCCCCAATCCATGTGTGACTTCAAGAGACAAATCCTGAAATTCCACTCGACGCCTAGGCGCGGTGTTGATTACTCAGTTGAAATTAATTGTCTTAAGAAACTACAGGAGAAAGCCCTTAGCTTTGCTTTAACAGACAGACACACCCCTATTATAGGACAGTTTTGTGTCACAGTCTTGCAAATGTGCAACACTGATGTTGACGTCTTAATGGCACAGGCAAAATTTGGAGACCGTTGGTGGAGCCGCTTTGAGGAATCAGAGCAGTTTCCCCAGGCACCAAATGCTGACTGGATGCTAGATGAGATCACGCAACAATTACCAGAGTTGGACTTCAAGACTTTTGATGAATGGATATCCAAAGTAACAAAACCATCCGAACTATTGTCACCACCTCTCCTTTTACATGAACCATATATCATGCCAATGCCGTCAAACGCAGCGGATCAACATGGTTTTGGTACAGGTAAGGACAAGGCCCCGACAACTAACCGAGATGGAGTACCTTTAGATAAAGCTGTTAAACACCCGAAGGACAAGAATAAGAAGAAGAGAGACAGAAAGAATAAGCAGCGCGTGCACAGCAAGGAACGCCCACAGCAGAAAACCAAACTGGATAAAACCACTTTGAAAACCCCGCCGGTCGAAGTGAAACCTATAAATCCGACTCCCCAACCAATTAAGCCCGCAAGCCCAAAGGTTGGACCAATGAGTAACAAGCATAGGTCCACAACGCCCTCCTCCACCAGTACGTCTACAAGTACTCGCCGTAATCGACGTCGCAAGACTAAGAAACAAAGGGTACGAGAGGAAGAAGTCAACAAGGTTGTCGAAGGACTCTCAAAGCTTGATCTCGATTCTGAAGATAATTCAGAGGAGAAGTATCAGCCTGAAAGTCCCTCAACTCCCAAGTCTGACGACACTCCAATCTCAGGATGCTCTGTACACTCTTATGGCTATTACCAAGCCCTCTACCAAGATGAGCTTGAAGTTAGGCAGAAAGAGCCGGAGACAGTCTTCACATTTCCACCCAAAGATACACCCAAACCACACGCTGACATAGAAGAAATAACAGGTATCTTAAGTGAACTTGTGCTTGATGACAAAGAACGGGCAGCTGCTGAAGGCTGCAATGAGAAACCACCTACACCAAAGCCCACTCGCAAGAATAGGCGCAGGCGCAAGGCTGGTAAGGAGCGGAACAGAAATGTTTCTGCTCACTCGAAGGGACCAAGCTAAATGCTTGGTTCCGTGCAAGGGGTTTGGTGGTTGACCCCGATATTTACATTTTTAAGGAAAAATGGCACGTAAAACAAAACAAAATCAACCACCCCGCAGGAGAACTGTCCGTCGTAGAGGAACGCAAAAGAAGACTATGTCTAATGAGGCTGCTTACGCTACTATGGTTGCAGACCCTTGCAACGGCCCACTGCTTGAAGGATTTTATTCTTCAGCTGAAGGCATGCTCAACAAACTCAAGACCACTGTTATACCTTCTGGCACTAGTGCTAACGGATACATTCTATGGGACCCAAATTATACCTCAGCTTCTACATCAAGTGGAGACCAGTTTAATTGTGTTCTGTTGGTATCTGCTAATGCTAGTGATCAGCCGGCTAACGCTGCTGGTGATGGGTTTGGTAAGGAAGAGTCCAATGGCCTCCAACTTCAAGTTGGAGCTGCCGGATTCGCTCAATCAGATACTGTTGCAGACGCTCGGTGTGTCGGTGCTTGCATTAGAGCAACGTATAAAGGACGCATGGACGCGGCATCAGGACTCATTTGTGTTGTTAACAACCTGCCTGCAGAAGCTGTTCTTGGCGCTGATGGACTCAGTCCCATCGCAGTCGACGAGCTTTTCGCATTGGCTACAATCGTGGAACGAGCCGGAATTGATACTGCCGAAGTAAAATTTCGTCCTAGTGAATCTTCTCAAATCTTTAGGAGTAATGATGAAGGTGTCTTTACATATCGTACTGACCAACCTACCTTCGTTACTGCTGAAGCTGAGCGAGTCGGTTCTACTTTGATGGGATTTGGCTTCCAAGGAGTAACTTCCATGGCTGACTTCCTATTTGAGTTTCACCAAAACATCGAATGGAGGCCCAATGTTGATGCTGGCTTTGTTCTCAAACTGAGTAATCAGATGAAACCTCCCGGTCACGCTCTTAATATCGTGCGCAAGCTTGATAATAAGTTCAAAGACTGGTGGACTAATCTGAAAGGACTTGGTAACAGTTCAAACCTAGCTCAAATCGCCTTCACTGGTGCAATGCCCCGTCTGATGGCTCAAGCGGAAAGAGCTGCCATTACTTATGGCGCTCGAGCAGCTCCCATGCTGCTCACTTTGTGATCTTAATTGGTCCAAGATGACCCCTATTTATTAATAATAGGGAAGGAGAAAAC